GGCCGGAGAGTGCTCACGATTTTGGTCACTTTGGAGGAAGGATTCGACAACGAAAAGCATGAATTCGTTGCAACCGAGTCCGTCACACTCCAGCTCGAGCACTCTCTGGTCTCACTGTCAAAATGGGAGTCAGAATTCGAAAAGCCATTTCTCAGTCCGGTTGAGAAAACGACAGAAGAGACTCTCTGGTACATCCAAGCGATGTGCTTAGACGAAAAAGTCCCGGGGGAAATTTTCCTGAAACTCTCCCAGGACAACCTTACCGAAATTAACGACTACATCGCTGCTAAAAGATCTGCAGCGTGGTTCAAAGAAGAAAAAGAAACGAAGAGATCAAGAGAAACGATCACATCCGAGCTCATCTATTACTGGATGATCTCGCTTAACATCCCGTTTGAGTGTCAACACTGGCACCTCAATCGTCTACTAACGCTCATTCGGGTTTGTAACGAAAAGAACTCCCCACCGAAGAAGAGAAGTCGGTCTGAGATCGCTCGTGAACGTCGTCTCTTGAACGAGCAGCGTCTTCAGCAGCTGAACACTCGAGGATAAGCGAAAGGAGGACTTGGGATGCCAGCACTGAGATGGGCAGCCATAGGAGAACGCTTCTACGAGGCTGGCGTCGACCGTGGAGTCTTCTATCCAAACGTCGGCGACGGTGTCGCGTGGTCCGGGCTGATCTCAGTCACCGAGTCCCCCACAGGCGGCGAAGCAAGACCGTTCTACATGGACGGGATCAAGTTCCAGAACCGTGCGTCGAACGAGGAATTTGTGGCCACCCTCGAGGCGTACACATATCCTCGAGAATTCGCTCGTTGTGATGGCACCCTCGAGGTTCGCACGGGTTTGTTCGCTGCGCATCAACGCCGGGAAGCTTTCGGGTTGAGCTATCGGACTCGAGTGGGAAGCGATCTCGATCAGGATCTGGGTTACAAGATCCACCTGATCTACAATGTGCTCGCTTCTCCGACAGAGAGATCGAATCAGACGCTTCGAGACACGCCAGAGGCGACTACGTTCAGTTGGTCTCTGACCACGACGCCAACTCGAGTCGAAGGCTTCAAGCCGACAGCACACTTCATCGTGGACTCTCGGGAGGTTCGACCTGCCGTTCTCGAGGCCATCGAAGCTCTTCTCTACGGAACAGTCTCAAGCACTCCGAGACTTCCTCCGCCGATCGAATTACTGTCGATCGTTTCTGAGGCGGAACCGGATGCGCCCTTCGTGGTCACAGATCTCGGTGATGGCCTGTTCTCCATCAGCGGCTCGGATGAAGCGGTCAAGCTGGTCGATCCGAATCATTTCCAGCTCAGCAGCACGTACGTGATCGATCACCTCGATGGGACATGGACGGCTACGACAGGTGTTGTCGACGACCCCGATGGTCCTCCACTTCCGTTCACTGTCGAGGACCTTGGGAGCGGTTTGTACAAGATCAGTGGTCCGGATTCGATGGTTCACATGACCGACGCAAACCATTTCCAGCTCAACTCCTCGTTCGTTACCGACAACGGCGACGGCTCCTACACGGCTACTTCGGCCTAGGAGGGTCGATGGGAATCACCAACATTGAGTTGTTATTTCCTCGAGCCCAGGCTGACGGCGCTGCGTCCGGGGGAATGACGATCACCGATCTCGGATCTGGTCTTTTTCGGATATCCGGACCCGACTCCGTGGTGAGTCTGCTCGACGCAGACCACTACCAGCTCAACTCCACGCACGTCACAGATCACGAGGATGGCTCGTTCACGGCCACCTCAGGCTGAAAGGAGCCTGTCATGGCGACAGTCACCGCGCTGACCGCGGAGCGAACCCTCGAGATCGAGGACGCAATCATCGTTGGGGCCACGATCAACGGCTCCGGCCGCCTGATCCTGACCAGGAACGACGCCACCACGATCGACGCCGGCGTGGCCAAGGGTGCGACCGGCGCCGCGGGCGTTTCGGGAGCAATCTCGGTGGACGACCTCGAGGATGTCCCCCCGGGAACCCCGGCCGGTACGCCCGTCTTCCTCCGTTCGTAACTCGAGAGGATTTCCGTGATCTCCCTCCGCTCGTTGGGGTCCTTTCGAGGAACTGAGTCATATTTACGAGCGCTGGAGAGACTGGATCTCCGAAGGATACTCGAGGAGTCTGGACAGCTTGGTGTGACAGCTTTGGCAAGTGCTACGCCAACCGATTCCGGACTCGCAGCAAACTCCTGGACCTACGAGGTGACCGGGAGCCGAGTCTCCTGCACGCTCGCCTGGCTCAATACTGACGTGGAAAACGGATTTCCAGTGGCAATCATGCTGCAGTTCGGCTATGCCACAGGAACCGGAGGATACGTCGCAGGACGTGACTACATCAATCCCGCCATCCGGCCGGTGTTCGACCAGATCGAAGAGAGAGTTTGGAAGGCGGTGACCTCAGCCAGATGAGTACTATCGAAACTCGAGTAACACAGATCAAGTTCGACAACGCCCAGTTCGAAGCCGCGATTCGAAAGACTCTGTCCTCTCTCGAGGCTCTCGATCAGAAGCTCAAGCTGGCTCAGGGCACCAAGGGCCTGAACGATGTCAACGCAGCTGCCAAGAGGGTCCAGCTGGATCATATTGGTCAGAGCGTTGACAGGATCGCTGGTCGATTCTCGACCATGTCGGTTGCGGCCATCGCAGCTCTCGGAACGATCGCATCTCGAGCAACCATCGCTGGCGCTCAGATGGTCAAGTCGCTCACGATCTCTCCGATCAAGCAGGGTCTTCAGGAATACGAGACCCAGCTGAACTCGATTCAGACGATCTTGGCCAACACGGCGCACGAGGGAACAAACCTCCAGCAGGTCAACGCTGCGCTCCAGAAGCTGAACGACTACTCCGACAAGACGATCTACAACTTCTCGGAGATGGCTCGGAACATCGGCACCTTCACGGCTGCTGGCGTGTCCCTGGACAAGTCGACGCAAGCCATCAAGGGCATCGCCAACCTCGCCGCGATCTCCGGTTCCAATGCGCAGCAGGCCTCTACGGCCATGTACCAGCTCTCTCAGTCGCTAGCGGCTGGGAAGGTTTCTCTCGAGGACTGGAACTCGGTCGTCAATGCCGGAATGGGTGGTAAGGTCTTTCAGGATTCTCTTCTGGAGACCGCTCGAGTTCACGGCGTGGCTGTCGACAAGATCATCAAGGATGAAGGAAGCTTCCGGAACTCCCTACAGAAGGGCTGGCTGACTTCCGACATTCTGACTGAGACGCTTGAGAAGTTCACAGGTGATCTCAACGCCCAACAGCTGAAGACGATGGGCTACAACGAGCAGCAAATCGCCGGCATCCTCAAGATGGCGAAGACGGCTCAGGACGCTGCTACCAAGGTCAAGACGTTCAGTCAGCTGATCAGCACTCTTCAGGAAGCTGCAGGTTCTGGTTGGGCCAAGACCTGGTCCTTGATCTTCGGTGACTTCGAGGAAGCTCGCACTCTCTTCACCAATGCGAGCAACGTTCTCGGTGGCTTCATCCAGGCTAACGCCAACGCCCGGAACAAGGTCTTGGGTGATTGGAAGGCTCTGGGTGGCCGCACGGTCATCATCGAGGCCATCGGAAATGCCTTCAAGGCGCTCTTGGCGTTCATCAAGCCGATCAAGGATGCCTTCCGGGATATTTTCCCAGCCAAGACCGGACAGGATCTCTACAACTTGTCGGTGGCAATCCGAGACTTCACCGAGGGTCTGAAAATCGGAACCGATACCGCAGATAAGCTCCGGAGGACTTTCGCTGGAGTGTTTGCGATCTTCGGAATCGGTTTCGAGATCATCAAGCAGGTCCTCAGCATGTTTGTCGGGCTGTTCAATGCAGCTCGAGGTGGCGAGGGAAGCTTCCTCAATGTCACGGCAAGCCTGGGCGACTTCCTGGTCAGCCTTCACGACGCGCTTGTCAACGGTGAGGGCCTGAAGAAGTTCTTCGAGGGACTCGGTCGGATTCTGGTCGTGCCGATCCGTCTGTTCCAGCGATTCGCCGAGATCATGGGCGACTTGTTCAGCAATCTGGACACGAGCGGGTTCGACAGAATTCAGTCCAGACTGGAGCCGTTCGGAATTCTCGGGAAAGTCATCTCCGAGGTTTGGTCACATCTTGCTGCCGTCATGGAGCGAGTGTGGCAGGCGATCCAGCCACTCACGGGTCAGCTGTCAGAGGAGATCATCAACGCGATCAATGCCCTTTCGGAAGGAATGGCAAACGCGGACTTCAGTGGTTTCCTCGACGCGATCAACACAGGACTTCTGGGTGGACTTGTCCTCATCATCCGGAACTTCCTCAAGAACGGCATCAACATCGGTGGTGGGGTCCTCGAGTCGATCTCGGGTGCTTTCAATCAGCTCACAGGCACGCTCACGGCCATGCAGAACCAGATCAAGGCCAACACGCTCCTCAAGATCGCTGGCGCCGTTTCGCTTCTGACGGCATCGGTAGTGGCTCTGTCTCTGATCGACTCGGACCGACTCACCATCGCTCTGACCGGTCTGACGGCGATGTTCATCCAGCTGGCTGCCGCCATGGCAATCCTCACAAAGATCACTGCAGGTGCCGGGTTGCTCAAGCTGCCTGGTCTTGCTGTGAGTCTGATTGCTCTGGCGATAGCAATCGATCTTCTGACACTTGCAGTCGCAGGTCTCAGTCAGTTGAGTTGGGAAGAGCTCGCCAAGGGCCTCGGTGGTGTGATCGTTCTCCTCGCAGCACTCACCGCTGCAGCTCGAGGTCTGTCCGGTAATGCTGCTGGCATGGTCTCTGCTGGTGCAGGTCTCATCCTGCTTGCTGCTGGAATTCGAATCCTTGCCTCGGCAGTAACCAGTCTTTCCGGACTCAGCTGGGAAGAGATGGCCAAGGGTCTCGTTGGTGTCGGAGCACTTCTGGCATCGCTGGCGATATTCTCTCAGTTCGCTTCGGCGAATGCGGGGGGTGTCCTCGCTGGCGCCGGAATTGTGCTTCTTGCAACGGGCATCAAGATCCTCGCCAGTGCTCTGATGGA